GTGGTACAGGTTGGCAATAATGCGGATTGCTTCTTCATCGGCTTCCACTTCGGCAAGAGGTAAAGGTTGTTGTTTTGGTTTATTCCAATAATCAAACAACGCTTGATAACATTCTCTTTTGTAGGTGATCAATGTTTCTCGGATTTCAGGTTTCACCCGTTTTACATCAATGCCAAATAGCCAGCCGTTGAGGTATTGGATTGGGAGGCAGAGCATTTCACGCTTTTTGCCGTCTTCAGCAACTATGGTTATGATAACCATAGTTGAATTTAGTATTTCATCTCTTTTCAATCTTTGAGCCTGAGCAGTCCAATCTAAACCTATGTTCTCACAGATCGGTTTCATTGCTGTATAGTGTGTGCCATTTTGTTCAAAAGTAACTAAAGATTGATTATGGAATTGAATTGTTTGAAGTTGAGTGTTCATATAAGAACTCCTTTGAAAGTTTTTCGAAGTTTAAGATTAACCCTGTTATAGGGTTGCCAAGAGGTTCGAAAACCGCCAAAGGAACGGTCGGGATTATTCCCCTTTCGGGTGTTTTATTCTCCGCCCTCTCGGCATAGAGTGATATGTGCGTTCAATTCGTTATGAGAAAAAAGGAGAAACACAAATTTTACGCATAAAAAAAAACCGCTATGCTATCGGGTGCGGATTACCGCCTTTGGTTGCAGGTTTCGACGCCTATGTGGATAATATAAAATAAAGCCCTATTTATTGCAATAGGGCCTATACTTTTTTCTATTTTTTCCTAGAAAAATTATTGTCATCTTGACAATATTCCAAACAATCTTTGATTAAACCGCTAATTCTTAATATATTCTCAGGTCTATCAATGATAATGTTAGATCCACTAATTTCTAATCCTGCTCGCTGAATCTCAGCTTTATGGATCTCGGCGAGCTCCAAAGGAACCGTAATACTTGGTCGTTGTTTATTATCGAAGTAACGTAAGATCCATCTGTTTGTTTTTCCCTTATACAATACCGTAAAATATGATTCAGTATCTTTGGCATCAATTTCTGCATCTTCGCCTAAAATTAAAACAACATAATCAAACAGCAAACGTTCTGTATATGTTGTTACAATTTTACTGTTCTCCGGATCAATTAGTGGTGCTTTTTCATCAATTTCTTGTTCCGGCTCTACGGCTTCTTCCAAAGGCTGGTTTCGTCTTGATAAACCTGATACGACCATCGCACTTACTGATTTTTCTACTGCCTGCTTAACAATTGACGTAATAGAATCAAGAAATCTCTGATTCAGTTGTCTGCCAATATTTGAACGGCTGGCAACATAACGAACAAATTCACTATCAACATCTTTTAAGCTTTCTGTAATTGTTTTCGTAAAAGCCGAAAGATAAACACTTTCTTCTGCTAGTGTTCTCAAGGCTTCTGGCTGAAATCTATCGTGACAGAACTGGCTTAATTGAGTTATTTTGGAATCATCCACATTCTCAAAATTGATCCGTAAAAACGGCGTATCGTCCATTATGTTTTTTTCTTTTAGATCAGTAAAGAAACGCCATTCTCTCCCATTTGTAACGGCTGCTACAGTAACCTCAGGCGTTGCATTAAAATATCTTGATAACTGTGGAACGTGATTCGTCAAATTCTCATTGTACGATTTTGCCTCAATAAACATCACCGGGACATCGTGGCAGAATAATGCGTAGTCCACTCTTTCACCATTTTTTGCCCCAACAAAATCAGCAGTGTATTCAGCTCTAACTCTAGTTGGATCATATGGGCTAAATCCTAATATATCTAATAAAGGTAATATTAATGCCTGCTTTGTTGTTTCTTCTGTTGTGCAATGTATTCCAACATTAATGACGTGTTGTATATGTGATAAAACGCGATCTTTAAATAAATTCTGGCTCATATTAACTCCTAAGCTAAAAAATAGGTGTTAATCATAGCAAAATCAAAGCCGTTTTAAAGTGATAGAGATCACATAGAGGTAGCATAATCTACCTCTGTGCCAAAAACATCTCGCTACCATCATCAAAATCTTGGCTATTTTCCACCGCACTTTGTTCCGCAAAAAACGGCATAAACTCGGTGAGTTTTGGGCTGTCTTTTTTGGGGTCGCTATTAATCGCTGCTAGCAAGTAGGCAATTTGTGCGGTGCGATAATCTTCACGCCATAACCCGAAAGGTTGTTCTTGGTAGAATTGTTCATATTCTTGCAAGTGGCGCTCTGGCATTGCTTCGATTTCTGATAGCGTTTTACCCAACGCAAGGGATAAGGTTAATTGGAACTTGCGTCGGGCGGTGAGTTTTTTGGGGTATCGGCATTTTCGGCTTGATTAAAGGCGGTGAGTACGCTGTCATCAAGGGTTAAAATGGCTTCTAAATCTTCGATATTGTCAGGATCAAACAAGTTATTACCTTTTTCATCGCATAATTTGATAGCAAGATTGCGTGCAAGACGGTATTTATCGGCAATCGGCTCAAGTTGCTTAGCTAGTGCGTCTTCATCATTCAAATTAAGCTCTATACCTTGCGCGGTGGCTTGGGCTTTCAGCCAATTTTGATATTCAAACACTTCACGGTTTACATCACCTACAGTAAAAGAACGGATATAGTAGGTATTGCCGTTGAGTTCAAAGGGTTTTAGTGTTGGTTTAATCGCAAGTAAGGTTGCTTTAGTGCCTTTGTTCATTGTTGATTTCCTTAAAATGTTTATAAAAAACACCGCACTTTTTATCGTGCGGTGAGTTGATTATGCGACTGGTAATAAATAATCCCGTTTGGATTGTTTAATGGTTACACCTGATTCAAACTTGCCTTTGACTTCACCGCTAATGTTGGTGCTGGTTTGAATAAAGCCTGTGCCATATAACGAGCCTTGATTGTTTTTGAACACAATCAAATAGGGGAACGTTTCTTTGCCGTAGAACTTCTTGCGTAAATCCGCTTGCATTGCGGTAGCGGGTGCCCAGAAGAAAGTCAGTTTTACGTTACCAAACTCAATATCGCCCGGTTCGGTTTCAGTGCCTTCGCTGCACATTGTGGTCACATCTTCTTCTGTCAGGGTGTCGCCGTCTTTTTCAATGTTTTTGATGGCGCAGAAGTTGGAAGACCAACGCACTTTTTCCAATTGTGCTTGCGCAAAATTGGTCGGTTTATCCTGTGTTGACCAATCAACCTCATCCGCTAAGGTGATCACATCAGTTTGTACCGACTTCACCGGATAATAACCGTCTAATGCGCCTAATCCGCTGATTTTGATACAATCTCCGGCTTTCACACCGTGTCCGGTAGCGGTAATGGTGGCATTGGGGCTAATACTACAAGCAGTAATCGCCTTTTTCGTTTCTAAGCCAATGCCGATATAAAATTTTGTGCCTTGGAAAGGCGTGGTTTGTGTGGCCATAGTTATTCTCCATAAGCTATTTGATACATCACTACACGGCGGTGTAGTTTTGTATCGGGTTCATAATCACTAAAATCCGAAATGCGTTCGGCAAAATCAAATTCATCTTCTATCGCTTCAAACAATGCTTCGCGCAAGTTAAAGATGTCATCAACTTGATTGCTGTAAATGTCGATTTGCACTTGGTAATCATCTAAATCCCCATCTTCTAGGGCTGAATTTGGGGTGATGGTGGGGAATTGATACACAATGACGGGATAGGTCGTATTGGTATCAGGGAGCACTTCATAAAAACAACGCCCTGCAACCAAAGGCGACAGGGCGTTAAATAAGTCGTGTTGGATCATTTGTTTCCTTCCCTTAAGATTTCCTCTCGTAAGGTAGTAATAATGGCATTAGCAGCTTGGTCTTTCGTTTGTTCAAACGCTGTTCGCAAGAAAGGGCGTGCCGGCATTTTTGATGTGCCGAACTCAACAAATCGCCAATAATACGGATCGTTAGGGTTATACGCCCCGCCTTTCTGTGCTTTGGACTTAAACTTTTCGATTTGTTTACCCGAAAGCTTTTTTACACCAATATAGGTGTTAGTTTTGCCATTTCGACCGACTTTGGTCTTGGATTGAATGGCTTTTTTTAATGTACCTGCACGTCGGTGCGGAACTTTCTCTTTCAAGGTTGGGGCGTTATTGCGTGCTTTATCGCGTACAATCGCCCCACCTTTGCGCATTGCTTTAACGGCAATACGGTTGGCTGCTTTTCGTCCGAGTTCTTTCATTGCTGCCGACAACGCCCTTAATCCTTCCACTTTGACCGTGCTAGCCATTGACTTTTTCCTTACATAACAGTTGCAATGCGGCGTTTCGTCCTTGGTAATTCAGCACTTCAACAATCTCAAAATGCCGTTCGCCAAAAACCACCCGCATTGTAGGCGTAATGCCTGCCCGATAACGTAACCAAATTTGCACGGTAACTTCCGACTGCACCTGTTGCGCGGAAAAATATTCTTTCCCCGTTAAAGGTTTGACTTCCGCCCAACAGCTGACAACGTCTTGCCATTCGGTAACCAATGCGCCGTAGTCGTTTTGGGTGTTGATTTGCTGCTGTATCTTGATTCGATGACGCAGTTTGCCAATTTGCATTTACACCCCCATTAATCGGTAAGGTTGGATTAGCCGCCAAACACCTTGCTCAATTTCTTTAGAAGTTATACCTACTACAACGCTTTCTCTGTGTTCATACCAGTGGGCAATGGTCATTAGCATTGCCTGTTTAATTGCCGCATTTGCCACAAGCCCCATTGATTCCTCTTCTGGCACACTATCTAGATAGAGCTTGCGCCCAAGTTGGCTTTCAAGGTAGGTTTGCGCAGCGGTTTCATACTGAGTTAAGAGCGTGTCTTCTTCATTATGATCAATACGGCAATGTTGTTTGATAAGCTCAAGCGAGATAAGCATTGGTAAAAATCTCCAAGAAAAAGCACCGCACTTGAGTTGTGCGGTGTTAAGGGTTATTTCGTTTTAGGCGCAAGTGTACCTTTAATAAAGGCCTCTGGACGATATACCGCGAGGGCTAAGCGTTCTTCTGCCAAGATGGTCACTAAGTTGCGCACAAAGTCATCTTCATTTTCCGTTGCAATAGCGATGGCTGAAGCCTGACGGTCAAACACCTGCGCGCCAAGACTAAATGCCCCAGTCAAGAAAGTGCCTGCGTTCATTGCTTGGGTTTGCACCACTGGTAAGCCCCATAAGGTTGGCTGTGCAGTGCCTTGCGGATTGCCGATAATGTTACGTCCCATACCGTCTTTTTCCAACTCAATTTTTGTCCAATCGATAGGGTTAAGCACATAGCCTGTGGCTGGATATTCTGCAATTAAGGCTTGCAATTGCGCTAATCGCAGTTGATCAATGATGGTGTAGGTCGCCAATTTTGCAGGATCTGCAAAGGCGGTGGCTTGCGGTAAAATCCCGTGTAAGGCACCACTTGATCCATCTCCGTTTAAGAGCTGACGATCTTCAAACAGTTTCAAACCGTAAATTAAGCGTCCGTTGATGTAGCTTTGTAACATTGGCGCATCATCTAAAATTTGGCGAGAGGCTTTCATATAATGCGCGATGGTTTTTACACCAAGCGTTACTTCGTCAAATTTAATATCGGATTGGGCTTTTTTATCTCCCTCATTCACTTGATACGCCGCGCTGTTTGTAAATCCTGTTTCACGAATGTATGTGATGGAATTACTTTGTGTGGTGCCTTTGGCGAGCAAGTCGCGAATGGTGAGTGCCTGATCTGGCGGCGTTAAAATTCCCGGTAATTTATGCTCAGGAATTAATGCACCTGCCGCCCCCGCTGTATTAGTCGTGGCACTGGTAATGGTGGCTTTTACGGATAAATGGGCGGAGTTGCCTTTGCGTGGATCTTGCGTAAATTTTTGGAAGCTCTCTGATTCCATTAGCTGTTCCACTAAGGATTTTTCAGCGGGTTCATTAGCTCCACCACGACGCGCGGCTTTTTGCTCTAACTCATCTAAACGGCTTTTCGCTTCATTCATTGAGATTAAGGCTTCGTCCACTTGCGCTTTTAAGCCCTCTAAGCCTTTTTCGTTGTTCGCCATTTTACCTTGTAGTTCTTCCCCCAACCCTTTTACTTGGTCGGTGGCTTTTTTAAACTCGCTGGCGAGCTGTTCAAGATTTTTTTCTGTTTCTGACATAATTAGTGTTCTCCTGTAATGGATTTGATTATATTTAATGCGTTGCTAAGTGATTTTTCTTCAGGCTCGCCCTGAATGAGTTTTTTCAAGCCGTAGCTAGCAACGGTTACAGCTTGTTTTTGTGAAAACCCCAAATCCCTTAGGGCTTTCTCAAATTCAGCAAGAGTAGGCAATCTGCCTTTTTCTAACACAGATTTCACTTTTTCCACGCGACTTGCTTCATTAGCGGGAAAAGTAACTACCGAGATTTCTCTTAATTCAATGGCAAGTAATTCTGTGGAGTCCTCTTTTTCATCATAGGTCCACTTATTTACTCGATAGCCAATAGAGAGCCCATCAATAGCACCCGCCATCATTAAAGCGTGGACTTCCTTGGCTTTTGCCACGTCGTTAATCAGTAATCGCCCTTCGCCGTATAAGCCCTTCTCATCTTCCTTAAGCTGTGTCCATACGCCGATAGGCTGATTGCGGTCGTGGTTCCATAATACCGGCGGCATTTTGCCTTGCTCTTTCCACATCTTGATGGAGTCTAAAAATGCCCCTTTGCGTACGATCTCATCGTAGGCATCTTTCACATCAAACACGTTACAATAGCCCGAAAAAAAACCATCTTCTTTGATGGCTTCGGCTTTAAATAAGAGATCTTTAGTTCGGCTTGTCATTGGCTATGTCCTTTCCGATTTTATCAATCGCGGTCAAATTAAGTTGTACAGTCAGTTGATCTGCACCGTCCACAGCAGGGAGATTTTCTAATGCCCGCACTTCATTTCGAGTCATTACGCCATTTTGCAAAAGTGCGGTGTAAAAACTCGCTCTTCCTGCGCTATCTGCACGCAATAGCCCTTCCACACTAAAAATAGGGTAAATTTTTGACCGCTCTTCAGGTTTTAGCAATTTGCGTGTAATGGTTTGTTCAATCCGTTTTAACATTGGATTGAGTGAGTAGGTCAGGAAATTTTGCGTAATTTGTTCCGCACTTGATGCCCAAGAGGACGATTTATCCGTGCTATAAATTAATTGAGGCGGTACGCCAAAGGCTCGGCAAATTTCTTCAATTCCAAAATAGCGACTTTCTAATAATTGGGCGTCTTGTGGGTTGATCCAACTGCCTGACATATTGGCTGGTTCCATTCCTGCTTCAAGCACCATCCACTTGCCAGCGTTTTCAGGCTTGCCAAATTCGCTTAATCCCTCTCGCACGCGCCTGCGTTGCTCATCGGATAAAATCCGCTCACCGGTTTTCAAAAAACCGCCCGCCTTTAAATTATTATTAAAGGCTTTGGCCGCAGCATTATTCGCAGCAGTTTGCAAGCCCATTACTTGTGCTTGGTAGCGAATGGGGGATAATCCAATTAAACCATCAAGGGTAAAGCCCCTAAAATGCAAAATATCCCATTCGGCGTAATTACCGCCGTCCACGTTATTTTTGGTGTAAAGGTAGCGGATTTCGCCGTTATCACTGCGTTGCACCTGCATATACTGTGGATCAAGAATATCCAATGCAACCACACGCCCACCAATCCGATTTATGCGGCAATAGACGTTGCCCCATAAATCAAGGTTAGCAATCACCGCTTCCCAAAACTCACTGGCACACATATCTGCATTTGGCGTGTCGTGAATGATTTTGTAAAGGGGGTGATCGCGAGCGATTTGCCGTTGTTCATTTTTGAGGTGGAAAGGCAGTGAAGCAATGGTTTGACTGCGTAACCGCACACAAGCCCAAACCGCACTTAATTTTAAGGCGGTTTCTCCGTTTACCGTTTCCCCTGAACCACTTGCCTCACTCACAAAGGGTTCTACAACACTGCCTTTATCAAGGCGTTTTCCGCCTGAAAACCAGCGTTGGTAAAAACGGCTCCACCAGTTTTTATCATTTAGTGTACTCATCCGATAATCATATCCTGTAAAAATGCATCAATATTTAATGGCGTTTCCGCACTTTCTGCTATGCCAAGTGCCATCGCAAGTGCGACCATTCCATCAATTCGTCCTGTTGCTTTATGTTTTTCAAATTTTCGGTTGCCGGCGGGGTCTTTGGTGATGACTGCGTTTGCCGCACACATCGTTAAAACGGGGTGCATACCGTGGCGCAGTTGTCCATTAAGCAATTGGCTTTCTAAGGTGTCAATTGCCGGCGACATATCTTTAAATCCTTGACCAAAAGGCACTAATGGCAACGTAATGCCCTGTGCGTCCATTTCTTTTTTGAAAATGTCCATTCGCCATCGGTCAAACGCAATTGAGGCAATATCAAAATCACTTAAGATTTCAGCAATATCCCGCACAACGTGAGCATAGTCCACGGTGGCACCAGGTGTGGTGCGAATAAAACCTTGTTTAGCCCAAGCATCATAAGGGCTTCGGTCGCGCTTTGCGCGGTCAATCAAACCCTGTTCCGGCGTCCAGAAATAACTATAAACATTGGTTTTGCCATTTGGCTCTTTGGCAACCAGTACCAGCGACGTTAAGTCTGTTCGTGCAGATAAATCTAAACCGCCATACACACTTAATCCCATAGGGGGCTGTGCGACTTCGCCATTAGCTTTCCAGACATCTTGCGTAACAAACGTGGATACCGTGCTGACCCGCTGATTGAGGTTTAAATTGCGGAACGTATTTTCAAAGCTTGGCATTCGATTCGCTTTATCTGCCAATTTTTTGATGTCTTCCTCACTGCGGAACACACCTAACGCAGGATTGGCTTGTTTCCACGCTTTCGGATCAGTAATTTTTAAGTCTTTATCCGCGCTGTAAACGTGGCAAACCGTATGTGGATCGCCGCTGTTGATTGCGTCATCAATCCAAATGGAAAGCAAATCTGCGTCATTTGCGGCTTGCGTGCTGATGGTGAGCAATAATGGGCTTTTATGTGCGCCTTGTGCGGTAGTAATCGCATCAACAAAAGCCGATTGGCTCCCTTGCACTTGTCCAACTTCATCTAAAATCGCCAGCACTGGCGATAAACCTTGTGCGGTTTTACCGTCTGCGGCTAAGGCTTTGTATTCAACATTCATTGGTCGCCCAATCAGCCGTTTACCACTTGGCTTAATATCAACAAGGGTAGTCAGTTTAGGGTTAAGCTGGATCATTTTTACCGCAAGGTTAAACACGAGAGCAGCTTGTTCACGACTCAGTGCACCACTGACAATCTGGCTATTTAAGATGGCAACAGGGCCCACTAAATGCGCCAATAATAAACACGCGATAAGTGCCGTTTTTCCATTTTTACGCCCAATCGACAAAATACCGTGTGTGGTCCCCTGTGGATTGTCATAAACGTCAAAAATAAAGCGTTTTTGGAAATCCTCTAATTTAATCGGGCTTCCTACTAACGCCCCCTCAGGTACAAAACAATATTTTTCAATAAAAGCGATGACTTTTTCTGCCGTCGTCATTAGTTAAACACCCTTGCAATTAAGCCGTCATCGTCATCAAGAGCTTTTTTCGCTTCCTGATAAAGCTGATTGATCTTCACTTGATCACGACTTTCTCCATTTGTCGCACGACTGTGAATTTGCAAACTTCGGCACATTTGGATTTCACGCTTGTACAGGTCTTCGATCACATAGTGCAGCGGGTGCATTTTCATTGTGCCGGTGTCTGTTTTTACCCAGCGGCGCGCTTGTGTTGCCAATTCGTGTTCGTAGTCATCAATTTCTGCATAGAGTTTTGCGAGTTTTACCGCCCGTTCTTGGTCGATCGGCGTCCAACTGTCTAAGGCACGGCTATTGATAATACTGTTCCAATAGCGCGTTTCTAATTTGGTTAATTTTTTTGGTGGTGATAGCTTGGTTTGTGCCGCTTTGGTGGCTAACACTTTTGCAGTGGCGCTATCACTACGCAATTTGCGTCCACTCATAAAAGGCCTCCTAAAGTGCTAAAAAAAGGGTAGAAAAACTGTAATAGCGATCACGCAGAGTTCCCCCAGCGGTAGCCCAAGGCGTTTGCCTGAACTTTTTACCCGCCCTCTCCCTTATTGAATGGGTGGTCTGGGTCGATAGGAAATCCACTTGTATCGCAGCCGATATGATTAAGTTTTTTAATTTCAGCTTTTTGTTTTGCGCTGTCGTGATGTAACTTACAAAGCGATTGCAAATTATCAGGGTCGAAGAATAAATCTAAGTTGCCCTTATGAGGTGTTATATGGTCAACCACCGTAGCGGGAGTAAGTTTACCCGCTTGAGAACAGAAAACGCATAAGGGTTGTTTTGCTAATTGGTCTAAACGTAGTTGTTTCCACGCCTTACGATGATAAAGATGATGCCATCTGGCTCTACTCATTTATGTAACTCCACTTGCCATTCTCTAATCTTATCAATACGATTAAGGCACATATCACGCTCGCGTTTGAGTATCACTGCATACTGTGCGACATCACCATAGCTTTGCCCTTTGAAATGCGTTTTATCAAGATAAGTTAAATACGCAGGCGGAACAGGCGAACAAGCACATTGAACAGGCTCACTGCTGCAAGAACTCAATAACAGACTGAGGAGCGTTGTGCCGATAACAATCACTGTTTTTTTCGACTGTCGATATATTTTTAATAATCTCATCTGATTGACTCCTTGCCTCTGACTCTTGCTTACTCAATTCCAATGCTAATTGTTGATTGATTAGTGCATCCGTTTTTAACCGCTCAATCGTGCTGCTTTGCATTGCGATCGTGTTTGATTGCTTAGCCATCTCCACTTTTAATGATTTGATATGCTGATGCTGATAGATCACACTAACAAGTAACAACGCCATAATCGCTATCACATATAGCCCTTTATTTGTTGTGAACATCTCTCACCTGTCCGGATATGCCTGACGACTTAACTGAAAGTGAGGTCCATCATAAAATGAACGCCAATCACCGCCCCACTCAACCTCAATATGCAAACGTTTACCGATTGCTTTCACCAATTCCGCCAGCACTTTAAATTTTGCTTTATTATTCCAGTCAATAACCGTTTTACCGTTCTCGACTGTAACCGGTGCTAAATCAACGGCGTGGCCAGTTAAATGACGACTATTCATCGTCTTACTTGCACCGCTTTTCACCAACGCAGCTTGTCGTGCTTTACTGCGCTTACCTTCCACCACCATAAAATCAAACGTTGATTCCGCAATAGCAGTCCGCACCACCTTAACCAAATCAGGATGCACACCAACCAAACGCATTTCACTAGTAGTAGAAAATTTAAATCTGCTCATCTTTATTCACTCGCTTTTTAATTGCTTGCATCAAATACTCACGGATTTTCTCCGCACCAATAAAACCAAACATTCCCCCGACAAAAGAGGCTAAACTCTCCGGAAAACCAAAATGATCAAGCAATGACATACAAGACAACGTCAATGCACCACAAATCGCACCATCCAACATCCGCTGCCGATAACTGGTCTTTTGCCGTAAAAATGCCGCGCGTAACAACGACATAAAAAAAGCCATCACAGCTCCTGCGATGGCATTGTAGTTTTGCTGAATGTATGCCCAAACAATGAGCCATACATTCGGATCTTTTTCAGGCATTTTCATTCCCCCACCTCCATTTCAGAGGTAATAAAAAACCCCAGACATTGCTGCCTAGGGTGATGAATTTCTTACTTGGTGAACATCACTTACACAACGCCCACCGTTACACAAAATAATAGGACAATGACCCAAACTTGTCAATAACAAACTTTGATATTTTTACAACTTTTAGCCACATTTTTTAGAATAATAAAACCTTTTAACAACAATTCGTGAATAATCGCTGTTGCCAAATCTAACCTACGCTTCACATAACGCTTCACCGTTTTTAAACTCGGCTTTCTCACAGAAGACTTATGTGCATACGCTCTCATCAAACGAGGCTCGATTTCATCAAACAATAACACCGACAAACGATTAACAGATAACCGATCGACATAATAGCCATAAATAATGAAATGCAATTCTTTATCCTGCGTAGTAAAAAACTCATCAATCATTTGGCTAATCATCAAACCCTCTTCATCAGTACAAATCGGCTCTGACGGATCTGCAGGAGTTACGCTATCCATTAATCTACCAATGATATTAACTTGTCTTTTATCTAATCTTCCTGAGCGAATCCAAGCCCCCCATTTACAGAGCCACTCTTTTACCCATTTTTCTTGCTCATTAGTTAGCTGTAAATCACTCAAATACTTCATTACCTTAATTCCTTTAATTTAACCACTACCATACCGCCTTTTACTACACCGACGCTCTTTACTCGATAATCTTTTATGACTCTATTACTATCCCCCTCAATAATTCCTGATGCTGTAAGTGCGTCAAATAAGGCTTTTTGCAAATTATCTGGATCACGTTCTCGATTGTCTGGGTAATACACATCTATTTGCATTTGTACTGTGCCTTGCAATGGATCAAACTGATTACAGATATTCAAAACTTTTTCTCTAAATTCTTTCCCCGTTTTCGATATATAGTGCCGCCCTTGTCTTGTATGGCGCCAATAGTGGTTTACGCTTGGTGGGTATGGCAAGCAGAGTTCTACCCAGTCACTCATAGCTTACCCTCCGATTTCAAAATAGCCTGCGTCCTAATCACCCCTTCGGCGTGAGCTAAACGCACAAACTCATAATCCATTTTTCTTGTTCTGCGATCGATTTCATCGTGGCAACTACTGCAAGCCCACGCTCCAAACATATCATCAGGCTTCATTCCAACACCGTTAATACCCACCATTCTAAAGTGGGCTAACACAACTGTTTCAGGATTATGATTACAGATTCCAGGTAATCTCACCTGACATTCACGTCCTTTTGCTTCTTTCCTTAAATTTGCCATTATCATTCCTCAAAATATAATCACACCAACACACACCCAAAACATTAAGCAACCCAACATTGATAAGATAAATCCCCAGTTCATTATTTATTACCCCAAAAATCCGATAAGTTGATTAATCTTGTTATCTAGTTGGATCTCACTTTCATACACATTGCATAAGGTTTCATTCCAAATAACGCCATAAACCCCTTTGTACACTTCATTAAATTTCTCTTGTGGCATATTCTCAAATGCAATCGACCAACGTTCTTTTATAGTGCCACCATCTTGCGTTGGCTTAATGTCATAAAAGCCAGCTTCTTTCATAACATGATTTAAGTAGGCTTCTAACGTTTTCATACCCTCGTAATCTAGTCTTGATTCTCGATTTATCCTGATTCTTTCTAAAATGCCATCCGCAATAGGTTTAGTTACGTTTAAATATAAATTTTCATCATTAGCTGCTAGAGCTATCTCGTGAGCGACTTTCTTTGCTATCCACACTTCTGCTTGAGTAAGTACGTTAAACTTAGGCTGCCAGTACTCAAACCCAGCATCTAATAACGCAAAAAACTTCTTGTGGTGCTGGTAATTGCGGTTATTCGCAATTGGTGTAATTTTTACTGCACTACCGATTGGCAAGCCTTTTAGTAAATTGCGGTCATAATCTGTTTCGGCTACAACCGCGCCATTAGCGTATTTAACAGCGTAAATTACTGTCTTTTTTCTTTGCTTGCTTGCCATTCAAGCCCCTCAAACTCATTAATATGTATATGGCGAATAACTTGCCCCATTGCCTTATGTCTAGGATCGAATATAGCCAAATGATTCCCTCGACAAACATCAGTCCACTTATCTGTTTCTGGATTTAAAAACTTAATTCGGCCACCAACGATAAATCGAATCTCAGTTGCTTTTTCTGCAACCAGTGAAAACCATTTAGTACTAATATCAACAGGCAAAAGCATCACTACTAAGCAATCGTGATTTTCGTATAACTCAACCGCACGTTTTACAAAACTAAGTGGATCACTGAATGGAGGGTTGATCCAAATGCGTTCGTTTATTAATGGATATGTCAGAAAATCCATCTCTGGTGTAATGTAACGCCCACATTTTGCGTTGTGAGTCAATGCTGCCCCGTCAATCGTAAAATTAAATTCTGCATTTATTTGGTTAAATACAGATAATGGTGTTGGGTATGTGTCTTTATCAAAACTCATTTATTACTCCTCTTCAGGCTCAACACCCAAATCTTTCAAACCAAAGTAGCCGCATGATTTTGTTCGGTTAACCCGGGCATACGCCCCCCATTTTTCAGACTCTTCCCATTTCCCTTCACAGCGAAATCTATCGTCAGACCATTCACCAATAAATGCACTCACCGGCTCACCATCCCATAAATCCGTTAATTCCCCACCGCAGTTTGGGCAAACTAATTTGATGTTATTTTTATCAACACTCATTACTAACCTCTCGCTACTAACGCTTTCAAATTGGCCCAGCCTTGTTTAACTTTTTCAGGATCCAGATATTCGACTTTCTCAGGTAACGAGCGAGTTGGCTTTGGTAACACCTCCCCTTTTTCTAAGCGTTTTGCCATCTTGTCTAACGCCTCTTTCATCGCTTTAAGCTCTTCCGCCTCACTGTAAGATTTTTGGATTGACTTGTTCGCAATCTCAGTAATCAGCCAATATTCCGCATCTGATATAAACTCAAAGCGATCAATTTCCGCAAACCCGCCAAACGCTCGGAATTTATTTAAGCGATATTGCAACTCCTCCACGGTCGGCAGCCCCAATGCGGCATAATCGTCCGTTTTACACCACGCAATAAATTGCCCTGCGCTAGGAAAAAACGGACTTCCCGACCGTTCCGCCTGCGCAATACCGCACTTAAATTGAGCAGCGGTCGTCACGCCGTTGTTGACCAACGCCTCAAGCCAAAGCCGTTTTGCTTCCTGATAGCCTTCCTCACCATCAAATGCCGCCTGCCACGCCGGGAATATCGCTTTTAATCGGGCAAATAAGCGATCGACAAATTTTGCCACCTGCGGCGGAATTTCTTGCTTGCCTGGCGTTGCTTGATAAGTCGGCTCCTTGCCGACCAAATCCGCCAATTGTGTATTTGCAAAATGACGCATTAAACCCCCCTAACCTCAATCGTTTTGCCACGCCACCAGCTATCGTCATTGTCATCAAATTTTGATTTTTTAGACCGGTTTTGTGGCGTTTCTTGCCAATCCCAATTGGCTTTAAAGCCACGCCAGCCACGCTCAATCATAACTTCCGCCACCTCCGCAAGCGGTAAGCAAGCCAAGTCTGCTTGTTTTTGTAGGCGTTCTAGTGCGGTTTTAGTAATTGGTGCATTTTTCGATTTACGGTGAGTAATAAAATCTTCTGCTAGTTGCCCGGTAATCCCAAATTCAGCTAAAAGCTCAAGTACAGGCGACTTTTTTTGCGTAGTTTTTTTAATATCTTGTGTAGTATTCTTTTGTGTATTCTTTTGGTTATTGCTCTGCTCATTTTGAACAGACACATCTGTCCATTTTGAACAGTCAGACTGCTCATTTTGAACAGATGGATTGTTATTTTTAACAGTCGATATATCCAAATTGGCAAGACGGTCATAATCAATGGTGTACCACTTTGTTTTATCCATTTTCATCTTGTTGAACTTGTCAGTTGCAATCAATAATCCTCGTGTTTTAACACTCTCTATCGTGCGTCTAATCGTTGATATTGACCAATAACAAAAAATCTCTTGCCATTGTTCATAGGTATTAAATATCCAAGACTTTCCTTCAATATGGTTTTTGCTGTAATTCAACAAATAATGTAGTTGTTGTAAGAAAATCGCTTCATTTAAACCAATTGTTTTTGCTAAAGCAGGTAAGACTTGATGAGGTTGATCATCAATCAATAATTTTCCAATACTCATAACATCAACTCCGTTGCATATTGTTCGGCAATAAAACGCATACCCTCAGCGGTAACTCGAGTTTGCGTATAGTTATGTCCGTGTTCAGCCGTTCCCGTTTTCACCGTAAACAACGGCTTCGCTTTCTCACTGGCAAACGGCAACAACTTGCCTGATTGACGAAACAACAACCGATCTTCGATCAAACGTTCGATCATCGCTTTCTCCGGCATCTTTAAAATTTTCGCGGTTTCACGCAGCGATTTACTGGTGCCAACGTCAACATAATGATCGACAAATGCGGCTTTTGGTTTCAGTTCTTTATTTTCTAAAGCTAATGTTTGATTTTGCTCCGCTAAATCTGCGGCTAAGCGCAAGGCTTCGGGTAATGTTTGGGGGATTTGTGTTTTGATAGGTTGAAATTCACCTTTAAGTACTTTATCGAAAATCTCATAAACTTTTACTTCAAATTCAGGATTAATCCACGCCGCATATTTGTACACTAATTTTTCACATGCATAACAGCCTTGATTTATTCCACCATTGTTTATTTCTAAAGCAGAATGCAAATCTGCATTGTGCTTATCTAATATAGCGACAAACTCTTTTGTCCCTTTTAAGCGCAAAAATTGGCTTGGTGCGTGGATAGGATTTCCACCACTCGCACGATGTAAATCATTTAGACAATATCGTCCTTGACCGTCTTGTCTAATTTCTGTATTATCAATTTTAATTAATTGGTTCATTTAACCTCCTAAACCACCGTTGCCGCGGTGGTTTTTTATTACATACAAAACACTAATCCCATAAATCTGGTCGCATTTCAGATTTAGATACTTCCCCATTTGTAGCTACCTCGATTTTTTTTGCTAAATACGGTGGTATCTTTGTTCTCCCCATCTCGCAGTTTCTTAAAAAACACATAGATACTCCCACCTGTTTTGCAAAATTTGCTTTAAAACCACGTTGTCTATTTGATAAATATCCTGTCAGTTTCATAAACTTTAGTTTAGTTAAAAATAAAATTAAGTTTATTTATAGATAAACAATAAGTCAATCATTAATTTTTTGCTTATTTACTAAATACTAAATAAAATGGTGAAAAATTAACTAAGGAGGAATCTATGAAAAAAATAGATCTAACTAGTATTCGTAGGGAAAATTTGAAAAGATTCTACTCAGATAAGAAGTACCCTGATAAAGATAAAAGTCTAATATCTCAGCAAATAAATGGTTCAGCTAAATCTTTTGGGGAAAGATTGGCTAGAAGATTAGAAAAAGATTATGGCATGGGTGAATTTTACTTAGATACTCCCGTTAGCGTAGATAGTAACAATAATATCGTTTCCAATATCAAAGAAATTGGGGCATTTGAATTATGGGATAGACATACTCCTCTCTCAAATGATGAGATAGAAGTTCCTTTTTTCAAAGAAATTAGACTCTCTGCTGGGAATGGATTTGCTGATGACATAATGGACTATAACAATTTTAAACTTAGATTTTCTAAAGCCACTTTAAAAAGACAAGGCGTATCATATGAAAATGCTGTTTGCGTTACAGCGGATGGTAACTCTATGGAGCCAGTTATTCCAGACGGAACAACAGTTGGGATCGATCTCGGTAATAAAACTATCAGAGATGGAAAGATATATGCGATAAATCACGGTGGATTATTAAGAATAAAAATTCTCTACAATATGCCAAATAATCAGGTGAAAATAAGAAGCTATAACTCTGAAGAGCACCCAGATGAAGTCGCAAACTTAGAAGATCTTACAGTTTTAGGCAAAGTTTTCTGGTACTCGGTTTTGTTGTAACAACCCAGAAGATGGGTTTTATTGAGTGAATTTAATATGGTAATTTGAAATAAGATAATATCACTTATTTCATGAAGAAACTTTCACGCGTTGTATCTCATGTAAGTAAGTGGCAGAATACAGAGGAAATTATGTTAAAACTCAAAATATTGCGATCTATCGTTATTAAGAGAACGCTACGTAATCTGATTTCCAAACAGAAAAGACGCCGAATGAATGGTGGAAAAATAAAATATAAATCTATCAAAAAAAAGAAATTATTTCGGCGTCTATGTGCGGAGGTTTATGCTCCTAGTAAAATTGTACTAGCAAGAGAAATTTCTCACATTTTTGTTTCTTTTAAAAAAGAAATTGAAAAAAAAGCAAAATTAGCTTCACAAAACCACCAAATATTAAAATTAAACTTTAGAGAAACTTCTGTTATTGATGCTCCAGCTTGTGCTGTCTTAATTGCCACTCTAGATACTATTAGGAATCAATATCCTGAGTTAAAATTTAGTGTTATTCGTCCAAAACCTAAACCAGCAGATAGAAGAAAACGTGGTCCATATGATGTAGATGGTGTATTTTGTCATATTGGTTTATATAAAATGCTTGGCTTTAACTATACATCAAGTTCTTCTCAAAAAAATGTAAAGTGCTGGCATTTTATTCAAAGTGATAATACTGATGGCTCAATCACGGCGCCCTTACTCAATGAGCTTAAAGCAATGGGAGTAAATACCAAAGGAATGTATAGCAGTTATATTGAAGCCATTGCAAACGCTGTCGAGCATGCATATGCAGAAAATATTCAAACTCATAGATATTTCCCAATTAAGCGATGGTGGATGTTACTTGCCATATTAGACAATGAACTTTCTCTTTTTGTTTGTGATTTAGGGCATGGCATACCGAATACATTAGAAAAAACTCAAAAAGCTAGTACGCTAAAAAAAATTTGGGAAAGATTAAAACAACAGCTAGGCAAACCTACGACAGATGCCATATATATTAAAGCTTCAACATTGATTAAAGAAACTCGAACAGGGCTGGGATATCGTGGTAAAGGTGGTGGAGATATTAGGTCAATTATTGATAAGACACCAAATAGCAGTTTAATTATTCGTTCAAATCGTGGAATGTATGTGTATAATGGTCGAAATAAAGCAGATTTAGTCAAAGAGTCTCCTTACTCTATTGATGGAACGATTGTTCAATGGAACCTGCCACTTGATACAAATTAAAGGTAAATAAAATGCAACATATTTATGTGAAAGACTTTAGCCTTTTTCCAGGTCCCCGTCATATTAAAGATGGAAAAGCTAGTGGAGAAGAATTTAGAAATACTATACTTATCCCTGCAACTAAAAAAGATCCAGAGATAACATTGCACCTAGATGGTGTTGTAGGGTATGGTTCATCTTTTCTAGAGGAAGCATTTGGTGGGGCAATTCGTTTAGGAGTATCTCCTAATATTATTAGTAATATTATTTTTATTTCTGAAGAGGATCCTGACCTAATTGAAGAAATTAGAGAATATATAAACGCAGCCATTTCGGAGTTACAATAATGCAAAGTTCAGAGGTTATTTCAATAGTCGCTCTACTAGTTTCAATTATAGCAATTCCAATTGGTTATTTTCTAGGAGCAAGAAATGCAAGGCATAATGCACATAACGAAGCTATTGATTCTTTACAAGAACTATGCAATAAAATTTTTGAAGATGCTCTACGTGTTCATAAACAAGCAGCTTCATTAAATGAGGGTGATTTTCATTTAATGATAGCATACCATAAAAGGCTACAAGGTAAATGTACTGAAATTATGGAATTAGCTCAAAATGATTTTTATCCAAACATAGAAATTAGAGAGGTTAAAAAAGTTACAACAAACCAACTCTTCTCAGATGATCTAACAGTAAGAAATATCGCTATTCGCAGCTTAATTTATAAGTTACATGCTGTACATTCTAAATATCACAAAAAATTTATCTAACTACTACATTATAACAATACTTTTATCTCTCATAACTTTATATTTCATCTAGATAACTTAAAATTTCATTTCACTAAATTTGTTCACTAAACAAGCTCTTTTATCCTTTTCTACCTCTCAATAATATTAATTTGATCAAAAATTAATCAATTAAACATCTTTCCTAAAATTTTTTTCTTTATTTATTAATATTTTAATAAACACACCACAAAAAAGTTTATTAAAAAATAAATAAACGTATTGATCTAAAGTTTATTTTTTAATAAACTAAACCCATCAAAACGAGATACACAATATCTCAAGCTCTTTAACAGAATGGTGTGGCAATGGCGGTAAGTGATCAACTGCGTTAAGTTGAGTAACCCCCGAGCAGAAAACTGTGTTTCTCGTCCTAAGAGAGGTGGACGGAAAATCAAGGGCAGCACTGCTTACTAGCTTGAGTGCGAAATGCACGGTCGAAAGATTGCTACAACGGTTGGGGAAACAGGCGAACAAGCCCGCGAACCGTTTATTTAATGCCTACTTAGCTATTTTTATTTTAATGATGATTAGTGATTTTTGTGTAATTTAGGCGGCTAAGTAGGCATTAAGGTATTCATTTGCGAAAGTGAATACCATTTGATTATAGGTTGAACCGTCCTAAAGGTGCTGTTTCAGGCAACAGCGTAGCAAAAGCTTGATTAATCTTAATTTAGTCAGATTAAGAGGATTTTTAGGTAGAAAGGGTAGCTTGCTACAAAGTCCTTTCGTGAATTAGTGTTTGGATGAGGCGAATGACAAGCCGCCTATGCTTGTAGCTGTTGCAAGGTTAAATAAAAACGGCAATCTAATGCCTGTTTAGCCAATGATTATGTTGGATTTTGAGAAAATTTTTAGTGATAGGCGGCTAAGCAGACATTAGGAAACGCATTTAAGGCAACCATCCTCAATGTGTTTGCCCAACCTCGCCTTGAGTGCGTTTCTTATCCATATAACGACATTACCTTTGCCCTCCACCCACGAGGGCTTTTTTTAAAGCTAATTCTATGAGTGAGCTTTAAAAAGAAAAGAGAAAGGAGAAACACATGGGCCACGACACATTTGAAGAAGAGTTACCGATCAATCGAGAAGATCAAGAGTATGAACCTGACAACGGCTTCGATCCACGTGAATGTGATCGAGCTGCTGAAATCTGGGAAAGACAGTTTTTAGATAATTTTTATTACAAAGCCTAGATTGTTCTAGGCTTTTATTTTAGGAGCGAAAAGATGATTTCTTCAAATATAATTTACGCAAACAAAGTAAACTGTGAAGGTATTAAACGGCAACATATTGCCCGTTTTGATACGCCACATCAGGCAACATCTCAGCGACAACCATTTTCACAAGATGTTCATCACGAATATTCATCAAAACATGGGCAAGCTCTTCCAACGCACAAGCTTTTTGAAGCGGAGAAGGCAACGACAACATCACATTCAAATCAAGAAAAACAAAGTTCTCAATCGCTACATGTAGAACAGGTTCAAATATCTGTACCGATAAGGTTGCATTTTGTAGTTGAAGTTCAAACGGTCGTGAAGAAATAATCACATTCACCGTTTTATTCAGATGAACAAATTGAGAAATCGTCTGAATAGACTGTGCAATGTTATCCAGCAGATGTGTATATTTTTTCTGAATTTCTGCCATTTCGATTTTAAAGAATGGAGAAATTTCAGCGGGTATTTGTTGATAAATATAAGCAGAATCTAACATTTTTTAATCTCCTATGTTGGCTGTGTGGCAACGCCAATATACCACGTTGGCGAGCGTGGAGAAATAAATCGCCAAACACAAAAGGAAACAAAAAATGAAATTCACACTAGAGCCGATTTACCTTATTACCGCATTAATCATCGCCGTTGTCTTAGGCATTAGTTGCCAACCGCAACCCGTCAAAGCACTGGAAAAAGACACGGATTATTACGACCACACGCTCAACATTGAAACTGCCTTAAGCGAGGAACAGCAACAATGGCAACAATGGGCAAAAGAAGAATGGGAAAAGGAACACGGCAATTTACAAACACCGCTCACACCGGCACACGAAGCGGAGATTAGAGCGCAATTAGCGGAGGGGGTGAGATGATGGATATTTTTGAACAGCTTAATCAACAAGCGAAACAGCTTAACCGCCAACGGCTTGAAATATTATTCCATCAACTCACGTTAGCTTTGCATCAGTATAAAACGGTTCCACAGTGGAATAACTACTTTACTGAGCTTTTAGCTTATTACGAATATAACGACATTGTCAACGCAATACACCACTTACCGCTTGATGAACAAGAGCGAGAGGGATTGTTACATCTACTAGAGATTAATCAATTCCACCTCGTGCAAGAAAACGAAATCGCAGACCACAGAACATTAAACCAATTCAAATAAGAGGATAATAATATGGCACTTAAAATCATTTCATCAAAACAATCTATCGAAGTAAAAAACATCACTATCTGTATCTATGCTCCCCCAGCTTATGGAAAAACATCAACCGCATTTACAGCAAAAAATCCACTGCTGCTAGACTTCGATAATGGAGCATATCGTTCTCAATTCCGTAAAGATACGGTACAGATTGAATCTTGGCAAGATATTACAGGCTTAACAGAAGAGGATTTAAAGCCTTACGATACCATTATTATTGATACCGTAGGTCGTGCGTTAGATATGATTACGGTTGATATTCTAAGAAGTAATCAAAAAGGAACAACTAGAAATGGTGGAACTGAATTAAGTCAACAAGGCTATGGCACACTTAAAAATAGGTTTATTTCGTGGTTAAAACTTCTCCGCTCTTTCGGTAAAGATGTCGTTTTACTTTCACATATGACTGAGGAAAGAAAAAATGATGAGTTTGTAGAACGTTTGGATATTCAAGGCGGAGCGAAAAACGAAGTTTATAAAGTGGCAGATTTAATGGGAAGATTAGTCTTAAATGGCAATCAAAAAGTTCTCGATTTTAACCCTAGCTCAACAGGCTTTGGTAAGAACCCAATAGGCTTACCTGTGATTGCTGTACCTAACTTTAAAGTTGAGCCTTTGTTCTTAGCGAATATTATCGAGCAAGTGAAAGCAGAATTAAATAAACAATCTGATGAAGCTATCAAGGAACAACAAGAACTTGATGAGGTGCACGCTAAATTCAGCGTTTTGTTAAATCCTGAAGAGTTTAACGAAATGATAGATCCAGATATGCCAACTTTACATAAGCAGCTATTAATGGATTATGCGAAAAAACAAGGAATTACTTTCAATAAAGAAAGCAAACAATTTGAAAAGGTCGCCGCATGATAAGAATCTCCGCAACAACATTAGAAGCCTACCGAAGATGGCTTGATAACGAAGATGCAACCATAGAAGATATGGTTGCTTATCTTGATAGAAAAATAGAACCTACTAAAGCAATGATGGCTGGCACTGCTTTTCATAAACTGCTTGAAACAAAACAAGGCGATCTCACAGTAGAAACAGTTGATGGTTTTACTTTTGATTTTAGTGAAATTGATAGTGATGTTTATATTCCAAAAATCAAAGAGTTTAAATTCACGGTTATGAGAAGAATTCTTGATGAAGATGTGACATTTGTTGGTGTTGTTGATGCGATGGATAGCAACACTGTTTTCGATCACAAGCTAACCTCATCAATAGATGTCGAAAAGAATTATGAGCCATCAATGCAATGGCGAGCGTATCTATCTTGGCTTAATTTAGATCATTTTACTTACAATCTTTTTAGACAGTATAACCCTGCTGCTACTCCTGATACCTTTTTAATTAAAGAAGCTGTTACCGTATCATTTCACAGGTATGAGGGTATGGATGAAGATATTGATAATATGGCAAAAAGTTTAATAATTTTTATTAAGGAGTACGCTCCACACCTAATTAATAGGGGGTAAATAATGGCAGGCATAAACAAAGCCATCATCATCGGCAATTTAGGGCAAGCTCCCGAAATCCGCACAATGCAAAACGGCGACCTTGTCGCCAATATCAGCGTAGCCACTAGCGACCGCTGGCAGGATAAACAGACCAACGAATGGAAAGAACAGACCGAATGGCACAGAATTGTACTTTATCGGCGGTTAGCGGAAATTGCCGAGCAATACCTTAAAAAAGGCTCAAAAGTCTATATTGAGGGCAAGCTCAAAACCCGAAAATGGCAAGACAAAAATGGGCAAGAACGCTACATCACAGAAATTCAAGGCGACAGTTTGCAAATGTTAGATAGCCGTCAAGAGGGGCAAGCCGCACAGGCTAACGCACCGACACAACAAGCACAAGCGAATGCTTACGCTCAAGCAAAAAACGGCACTTACACCCCACCGCCACCAGCTGATTTTGATGATGAGATGCCTTTTTAATGGAGGAAAAAATGAACACAGACCTACTCAACGAACGGGCCAAAACGCACGGCGACTTTATCAGCGGTGCAGAAACCTTTTATCACCTGATGAAACCGATTATTGAAAGCCAGCTTTTTGAACGCAACAAAGTCAAAGCCTATGCCGCCACAATGATTGCTGCCAAACTCACCCGAATTTGCAACGGTGATGAAACCTTCCCCGACCACTGGGACGACATTATCGGCTACGCTCAATTAGCAACCGGCAAGCAATTTGAACCACAGCAAGTGGTAAGTGTGCCGGTTGTGGATTATATAGAAAAGCCTAACCCAAACAGTTAGGCTTTTCCGAACAGTTGAGAAGTTATGAATGGGCTTGTTTAAGTAACAAAATTGCTTGTTCTAATATCTTTCCTTTTGAAATACCAAGCTCAACAGCAAGCCTATCTATTTCATCTGAAACAGATTGTGGAATTTTAAAAGACTTCGTTACAATGCCCCGCTTTGCCTCGCTACGAGCATTTATTTCGGTTCTTGACAATGCCATAATTATTCCCTATGATTTGAAGAACTGGGGGACTGGTACTCCCCCAGTAAGTTATCAGATTAATAAACTGGCAAAGACCAGAGTAATAAAACGATAACTAGGATAATACGGATTAACATATTATTATCCTCTTCGTTATCGTGAGGATTAAGCCTCACACTCACTTTCAAGCTATCCCTTGAAAGTGAGATTATTATAATGTATGTTTACATACAAGACAAGTAATATTTTAAGAAAGCCTGCAATGTTTATTGTGGGCTTTTTATTTGACACCGCCCAAACTTCGGATTAAGATAACCGCACAACAAAACATTCGGCGGTATCCGCACCCGATAGCATAGCGGTTTTTTATGCTCAAAATTCAAAAGGTACAGATCTGTACCTTTCAAAGATCGGGTCGAGAGAACCTAATACAATACCGAAAGGAAATAAGTTCCGCCGCCCGAATGCGGTTGTTGAAGCCCGATCACCCTACAAAAGTGATCTGATATACACAAAACATTCGGAGCATAAAAATGTCAAACTTACAAATCTTAAACAATTCTATCCGCACTTTAGATAATCTTTATTCTTTAAATGATCTGCACAAAGCAAGTGGCGAATTACCTAAACATCGACCAAGCCTATTTATTCGTAATGAACAAACTAAAGAGCTTATTGCTGAGATAAATTGTTCAAATAACGAGCTAAGCACAAATTCGATCTTAGCTTATAAATCACTCAAAGGCGGATTAAATGCTGGTGTATGGGCTTGCGAAGAACTCGTCCTATCCTATGCAATGTGGATAAGCCCAAAATTTCACTTAATCGTATTGAGAGCCTTTCTTGCAATGCACAAAGGTGAAGTAAAACAGCAGCAACAAAGCCTCCCCCTTGCTGAAGCCGAAGCAGACGAAGAAGCCATCCGCATTATTGCTAACCTGTACCACTCACTTAATGGTGCGTATGAAATGGGCGAAAAAATACGCAAGGAATACCCACATCTTGGCAGAGATATAGACAAATTTATCGGAGGGCATTACCTCTATAACCTCAATATGCCAACCGAAAACGCTTTAACCAAAGCGAGAAAATATGTTCAAGCCAAAAGCGAACGCATTATGTTCATTAAAGGAATGTTAAGCCTGCTTGACGAACGACCACAACCAAAACGATTAGCTAACTTCTAAAAATTCAATAAAAACCGACCGCACTTTATTTTTAAAGCGTGGCGGTTTTGCTCAACCTAAATTCAGTAAATTGATTAAAGTTTAGTCATTGATTTGACAAAATTATCAAATCAAAAGGTGAAATTATGTTCAGAATTTTAATGATTATCGGCTTGTTGTGGTGTGCGTATGAACTCGATTTAGGTTCAGACTGCGACGGGCATTATTGTGGAACAACTACGGATTTAATCACAAAAAACTAGGAGAAAAGAAAATGTTTTGGTTTAAAAATGCAATGATTTACCGCTTAACAAAAGCGATGGATTTTTCCAACCTCTCAAGCCAACTTGAGGCGTGTGAATTTACGCCTTGCGGTAGTAGTGAGGCAAGTAAATTTGGCTGGATTGCACCACTTAGCACGAGCGAACAACTCTGCTTTGAGGCTAACGGACAAATTTTACTTGTCGCCCAGCGAGAAGAAAAAATCTTGCCGAATCAGGTTGTAACAAAAGAGCTGGAACGGAGGGTCAATGAACTTGAGAAGAAAGAAGAACGCAAACTAAGAAAATTAGAACGGTTATCTATTAAAGATGACGTTGTTGCCACTTTACTACCACAGGCTTTTACGCGTAGCACACAGACCGCACTTTGGATTGATACGCAAAACCGGTTGATTTATGTGGACGCAGGCTCAGCAAAACGGGCAGAAGATGCGTTAGCGTTATTGCGAAAATCCCTAGGCTCTTTGCCTGTTATTCCGCTTGCCTTTGCAAATGAGCCATCGCTCGTGATGACAGGCTGGATAAGCAACGCCCCCGATTGGCTGAGCGTGCTTGAAGAAGCTGAATTAGTTGGTTTTACTGAAGGTGGTGTAGCTAAATTTAAACAGCAAGATTTAGGTAGCGATGAAATAATCGAGTTACTCAAGGTGGGAAAAGTGGTAACGAAAATCGCTTTAGATTGGGAAGACAATTTAAGTTTCGTTCTCTGCGAAGACGGCACGCTCAAACGCCTTAAATTTGCTGATGAAATCAAAGAGAAAAATGATGACATTGCCAAAGAAGATATTGCTCAACGCTTTGATGCTGACTTTTTGTTAATGACGACAACGCTCTCAGAATTAACTAAGAGATTGCTCAATGAATTTGGTGGAGAAAAGGAAAGCGTATGAACAAAAATATTAAAAGCCGAAATTAATGCTTATGCCAAACAAATTGCTGTATTAGAAGACGCAATCAGCAAGCAAACTAAACGAATGCTCGGCTTGCAAACAATTATCGAAAATCAAAAAATCGATATTCTTAAATTAAGAAAACAAGCACAAAAACGACCGCACTTTAATAAACATAAAAGAGGTAAAAGATGAACACACAGAACATTAACAAGGAAACAAATGAATTGTATTCAGAAATGTTATATTAGGGAGTAAATTATGGATAGATATAACAAAGTAAAAATTCACGAAGAAATGAATAAAGTTGCTAAGCAATTAGGAGATAATCCATTTATCGCGAAACAACTTATTTCATATGAAAATAATACCATAATTGTATTCTTTGAAGATGAGGACAATGAAGATGAAACCATTTGATTTATATAAAGCCCTAGCAGGTGATCCTGTTAAATTGAGAAATGGAAAAAAAGCACTTGTAGTAAATAAAGTCCCTACTTATATTGATGCAAATAATCCTTTAATAGGATATGTAGTAAATAAAGAACATGACAAAATTGAACCAATTACTTGGACATCAGAGGGGAGTTTTCATTCTCAATCAATTATTGATGCTTTTGACATCATAGGTATGTGGGAAGATCCAAGAATTATAAATGGGATTGAAGTTCCTCGAGCCGTAACCTTAGATACAGTAGAAAACGCTCAGCTATATTATTTTATTAGTCTTATTTCAAAAGAATTAGTATCTCAAATGGGTGTAGATACTTTTAACGAGCATTGCCGAGAGGCGATTAAACGAGGGTTAGTTTTTAAAACAAAAGAAGATGCTCAAAAAATGGCGAAAGCCCTATTAAACTATAAAGAGGGTAAGAAAATTGAGTGGTTTAATGCAAATGAAAAACAACCTGAACTTGATTCTAAAATTTTATACTATTCTATAGAAAATGGGATAGGTATTGGCATAGTTAAAGAAATTAACTATGACTTTATCGATAACGACGACAAACCGTACAAATTACTTCTCATCTATGATGTAAACGATGAGACAGAATTTATTACTTCTGCTGAATATTGGATACCAGTACCTCAGCCACCACAAGCCTAACCTAACCAGTTAGGCTTTTTTTTGGAATAAATTATGCAAAAACTGGTGTATTTGATGAAAATGGTAAAATTAAAAAAGGGAAAGATTACTTCAAGCCTGATTTGGAGAAGTTTATTTAATAATAGATTTTCATTTATAGCCGCTTTTTAGCGGCTTTTTTATGGTAACAATATGGAAGCATTAAGCATTAAACAGGTAGCCAATATTCTAAACTTATCATATAGAACTGTTTTTAATCACCGACATAAATGGGGCTTTTATAAAATGGAAGGATCTCGTTTGTGGAGAATGGATAAAACAGATCTTGATTTGTTAAAAAAACGATCTAATAATAGCAGAGGGCTTGCTCTGTCTGTCGGAGAGGAAAAATTATGCCGATCAGAAAAAGAGGAAACGTCTATTACATTGACATCTACACCCCTAGTGGTGAGAGAGTTAGACGAACTATTAAAACAACTGTAAAAAAAGAAGCTCAACAATACCACGATCAACTAAAATCACAATTGTGGAAAATTGATAAGCTAGACCAAAAACCTGAATATCTCTTTGAAAACGCATTAGTTCTTTTTCTAAAAGACGCGGAAGGAAAAGAAGATACTGCCACTAAAAAACGACACGCAATTTATTATCGAAATATCTTTGCTGGTCGAAAACTTAGTTCTTTAACAAGTGATGAAATACTTGATGCAATCCCTGAAAATCATATGACGAAAGGAACCCCGCTAACAAATTCTACAAAAAATAAATATAGAACATCTATAATGCGTATATTAAAGTTGGCATATCAGTCAGGGTACATTGATAAAATGCCGTATATCCCGAAGAAAAAAGAACCACCTATTAGAGTTCGCTGGATCACCAAAGAACAAGCTAAACAACTTATTGATAAAATCAGCACAGATTGGATGAAGACGATTTGTTCTTTTGCCTTATTAACTGGGGCAAGACGAACTGAAATACTATCTATGACTTGGGATAAAATAGATTTCACTCGTAAAGTGGCGATTGTTTCTAATGATATCGCAAAATCCGAAAAAGCCAGATCGCTATTGCTTAATGATGATGCGATTAAATTGTTACAAAAACAGAAAGGGAAAAATCCAAAATACGTTTTTGTTGGAGATAAAGGACAACCACTAAAAGACATCAATAGAAAAACATTTAACAAAGCAACTGAAAAATGTTTCTTGATTGATTTCCATTTTCACGATTTAAGGCATACTTGGGCAAGTTGGCACGTCCAATCAGGTACTCCATTATTTACCTTAAAGGAATTAGGTGGCTGGGAAACATTGGAAATGGTAAAAAAATATGCACACCTTAATGCCGATCACTTACTCTCACACGCTAACTCAGTAAAATTCTAG